ATGATACCTTTTGAGGTTTACTTATGTGGAGATTGTGGTGAGGAGCAAGAAGATTTGAAACCGGTTCAACTAAGAGCATTAGAACAAAAAGATAAATTACAAGCAGGACAAACTCGTTCATTAGATTTAGATATAAATGGCTAAAACATTATTTGACCATATCAATGCAATAACGCAAGATAAGAATCCAAAGTATTGGGAAACACTTGATGAGAGTGATAGAAAGACTTGGAGTAACTATATGATACTTCGTTTTCTTTCTATGAAATCCGAATGGGTAGAGTTAATAGCAGATATTCAACCATACATTCAAGAGGCACCACCAAAAGCAATGTATCTTGCATTAATTGGATTGATTCCAAAAACAAGAGCATTCTTAAAATATATGAAACCAGCTTCAGCAGATAAATATGAAAGCTGGATTATTGAATTAGTTGGTAGAAAATACGAAGTATCTCTAACTGAAGCAGAAGAATATGTTCATATATTATATCAAACAACCGCAGGTAAACAACATATCAAAGAAATTGCGGAAGCTTATGGTACTGACCCTAAGCAAATTACTAAATTGAAACTAAAAGTTTAATTTGGTATAATCGGATTAATTTCGTATCTTTATATTATGGCAAAAGTATCATTTTCGCAGTACTCAATGTGGAGTAGCTGCCCGCAACAATATAAGTTAAATTACATAGATAAGTTGGGTGAAAGTTCTGGTAACATTCACACAATCTTTGGTAGTTCAATGCACGAAACTATTCAACACTACCTATCGGTAATGTATGGTGTATCCAAAAAACAAGCCGATGAGATTGATTTGGATAAACTTCTTTTAGATAGATTAAAAGAAAACTTTACTAAAGAAAAAAACGCACTTAGTGAAGGTACTCCTTGCACTCAAATAGAATTGGAAGAATTCTATGGGGATGGTAGACGAATCTTAGAATGGTTGAGAAAGAATATGCAAAAGTTCTACTCTAAATCAGGTTTTGAATTAGTGGGTATTGAAATTCCATTGAATGCTAAAATCAAAGAAGGAGTTCACTTTATAGGATTTATTGATATTGTACTAAGAGATATGGCTGAGAATTCAATCATCATCATTGACCTTAAAACTTCAACGCAAGGTTGGAATCAATATCAAAAGGCGGATAAGTTTAAGAATGCACAAATTCTCTTATATAAGAAATATTATTCAGAGTTATTCAATATTCCTTTACAAAAGATTAGAGTTGAATATCAGATTATGAGAAGGAAATTACCTGAAGATTCAGCATTTCCAGTTCCTTATATCTCAAAGCACGCACCATCACATGGAGCACCATCAGTAACAAAAGCACATGATGAATTTATGGAATTTATCAACACTGTGTTTAATGATGATGGTACATTCAAAGATATAGATTTCCCTAAAATGCCAGGTCAAAACAAAAAGAATTGTAAATGGTGTGAGTTTTTAGGTAAACATTGTGATGGTAAGGCTACAAAATAAAAAAAGTTGTTTAAAAGTTATTGTTTTTTCTTGTTGTAATATACTTATATATACAAATATATAAAATAAAAATTACAATGAATCAAGAAAACACAAAGCTAACAACTGTGAAAATCTTGAAAGATGTGTATTCATCCTTTAAAAAAGTATCATTTAATTCCGATGTTACCCTTCAAAAGTTGGTTAATCGTACGGTTGAAAGGTATGTTAATGATGAAGAATTTCGTAAAGAAATGAATGAATATGCAAAACTTCAAATTTCAGGTTCACAATTTTAAAATTAGTTATGGCAAAGAAAAAAATATTGTTACTTTCAGATGATTTAAGAATGGCGAGTGGTATCGCTACAATGTCCAAAGAATTAGTATTGGGGACAGTTCACAAATATGATTGGTTTCAAGTAGGTGCAGCAATTAATCACCCTGAAGCAGGTAAAATTTTAGATGTAAGTGAAGACATTAGACAAAATTATGGAATTGTAGATGCTAATGTGAAAATCCTTCCTTGGAATGGATATGGTAATGCGGATTTAATTAGACAATTGATTAACGCAGAAAAACCAGATGCTATCTTACACTTTACTGACCCTCGTTATTGGACTTGGTTGTATGATATTGAACATGAAATCAGACAAAATGTTCCACTTTTATTCTACGCAATTTGGGATGATTTACCAGACCCAATGTATAATAGAAACTATTATGAAAGTTGTGATTGGATTGGTTGTATATCAAGACAAACATATGGTATAATCAAACGAATGGGAGCTAGAGTTGATAAATCAACTTGGAAGCCAAAAGCAGACTGGCAAGTAAGTTATGTACCACATGGCATTAATACAGATATTTATAAACCAACCGATGTATCTGCAGAATTTCGTAAAGAAATTTTGGGTGATAAACAATACGATTTTGTACTTTATTGGTCAAATCGTAATATCAGAAGAAAGCAACCATCGGATGTTATATATGCATACAAATTATTCTGCGATAGAATCGGTAAAGAAAAAGCAGATAAATGTGTATTAGTAATGCACACTCAGCCGGTAGATGAAAATGGAACAGATTTACCTGCAGTTATTGAAGCTATCGCTCCAGATGTAAACATTATTTTTTCGGAAAAAAGGAGACCTCAACAAGAATTAAATTTAATATATAATTTAGCTGATGTAACTATTAACATAGCTAACAACGAAGGATTTGGATTGGCAACTGCAGAATCGGTAATGGCTGGTACACCAATCATTGTAAACGTAACTGGTGGATTGCAAGACCAATGTGGATTTAAAGTTGAAGGTAATGTATTAGTTGCGGATGATTATATTAAAATAGGTTCTTTACATGAATGGAGAAAATGGGAATCAAAAGCTATCCCTGGTCCTTGGGCAGTGCCCGTTTGGAGTAGAGCATTGGCATTAGCAGGTTCAGTACCTACACCATATATTTGGGATGATAGAGTTGATTTACATGATGTAGCGGATGCTATTGAAAAAGTATATAATACCCCAAAAGAAGAAAGAAAAGCAAACGCCCTAATTGGTAGAGAACACTTTATCAATGAAGCTGGATTGACTCATACAAATATGTGTCAAACTTTAATAGATGGTATAGAATCAACATTTGAAAATTGGAAACCTCGCCAAAGATTTGAGGTATTTAAAGTTAAATAAGTTATAGAATATGAATAAGCCAACATTAGTATTTCAAGGACCTATATTCACTCGTAGTGGTTATGGTGACCATTGTAGAGATTTGATGAAATCACTACGAAAGATGGATAAATACGATATAAAAATTATTCCACTTCGTTGGGGTAATACTCCACAAAATCAAGTAGATGGTGAATCTGAATTTGGTAGATGGATGTTAGAAAGAGTTATAGGAGAAATGAGCGGAAAGCCGGATGTGTTTATACAGGTTTCTGTAGCAAATGAATTTGAACCAAAAGGGTATTATAACATTGGTGTAACTGCAGGAGTTGAAACAACAATTGCACCAAAAGATTTTATCGATGGGTCTAATAAAATGGATTTGATTATTGTACCTTCTGAATTTACAAAACAAAATTTAGGTGGAACTGTATATCAACAAAAAGACCAAACAACTGGTCAAATTGTTGGAGAATTTAGAGTTGCAAAACCTATTGAAGTTCTTTTTGAAGGAGTTGATACTGAAATATTTTCTAAAGGAAGTGGTAATGATGTATTAGCAAATGTGAAAGAAGATTTTTGTTTTTTAATTGTTGGGCATTGGTTGAAAGGTTCATTAGGACAAGATAGAAAAGATATTGGTATGGCAATTAAAACATTTGCTACGGTATTCCAATATCTACCAAAAGATAAACAGCCAGCATTATTAATTAAAACATCCCATGCAGGATTTAGTGTTATAGATAGAGAGGCAACTCGTCAAAAAATTGATGAAGTTTTAAAACCATTTGGTGATAAATGTCCATCGGTTTATTTGATACATGGTGATATGGAAGAAGCTGATATGAGTAACCTTTATCATCACCCAAAAGTAAAAGCAATGGTATCATTTACTAAAGGTGAAGGTTATGGTAGACCTATGGCTGAATTTACTTTGACAGGTAAACCAATATTAGCTAGTGCGTGGAGCGGGCAGATAGACTTTCTACCAGCTGAACATGCAACTTTATTAGAAGGAACATTAACACATGTAGATGATTCAGCAGCAGACCAATTTATTATCAAAGAATCTCAATGGTTTACTGTAAATTATAGTTCAGCCGCAAATAAACTATATGATGTTTACAAAAAATATGACACATATTTGGCTAAATCCCAAGGATTACGAGAAAGTACTTTAAAAAACTTTACTTTAGAAAAAATGCACGATAGATTTACTAAAATTATGGATATTTATGTAAAAGCGGCACCTAAAGTTGTTCCATTTAATGTTCCTCAACTTAACAAAGCTAAAATAC